TACTGAATAAAAATAATTACGGATATATTTCCCCTTCTGATTTTAATTTGTATGCACAAAATGCACAGATGGAAATCTTTGAAGAATATTTTAGCAGTTATAATGCTGTTATTAATGCAGAAAATGCTCGTACATCGGGTGTTGATTATGCAGATATGGAGCAACCGATTGCTGAAACAATAGAATCTTTTTTACGCACAGATTATTTATCAAAAATTGCAGGCAATAGATTTTCGGTACCTACACCTACTACAACCGGATATTATTCGTATTTTTTATTAGACTTGCAGTGCAAGCCTGTAACATTAAAAACAGGAACCAATACCTCTGTTGTAAGCAATCAATTAGTTGATAGCACAGCTACATTTACAACAGATGACATTGTAGCAGGAGATGTGGTTACAAATCTTACAACAGGCTTAGTTTCTACAGTTGTATCGGTAGTTAGCAATACAGTGATTTTATTGGATTCAAATATATTTTTAGCATCAGGTAATTCATATGGTGTTTTTTCTTCTTCAACCATTGTACAAATAGAAAAGGTTGTTAACTCAAAAATTGTTCTTTTGAATAACTCAAATTTAACACCTCCTTCAAATGAGTATCCTGCTTATGCATTGCAGGGAACTGAGATAACTGTTTATCCTAATACAATAAGCAATAAGGGTCAGGTTCAAGCTACTTATGTTAGATTTCCTAAAGTTCCTAAATGGACGTATATTACGTTGTCTAACGGAGAACCTGTATTTGACCAATCACAAAATGATTATCAAGATTTCGAGTTGCCTAATGAAGATGAATATAAATTGGTAACAAGGATTCTTCAATATTGCGGTGTATCTATACGTGAAACTGAAGTTACTCAATTTAGTATGGCTCAAGAACAACAAGAAAAAAACCCATAAAAACATAAGATATGGCATATATATCACAATATCAATACTACGAAAATGGAGGTGTTGTACCCGAGGATGTAAATTGGGGGTCATATCAATATGTAAGTTTGACTGACATCGTGAACAACTTTTTATTAATGTACTCAGGGAATCACTCATTAGTAAACAATGAGGAGCGTTATAAAGTATTGTTCCACGCAAAGCGTGCTATTCAAGAATTAAACTACGATGCATTTAAAGAGATAAAAATATTAGAGTTAACAGTTCCGGATATGCTAAGGTTTATTTTACCTTCAGACTACGTGAATTGGGTTCGTATTTCATTGTATAAAGATGGATGGTTACGTCCATTGTCTGAGAATATTCAGACGCTTTCATCTAAGGCTTATCTTCAGGATAATACCGGGCGAATTTTGTTTGACCAATATGGTAATGCATTGTCTCCTCAGTATTCAAACATTGACTTTGACCGATTGACTAAGACCAAAAAAAGTATTTACTTAAATCAAGGGAATCAATACAATGGTCAATTAGGATGGAATTATGATGGTATGTGGTATTTTGACTACAACATAGGCACAGCTTATGGTCTAAACACAGAGACAGCAAATTTTAATCCTACGTTCAATATAGACAGAAAGGGCGGTGTAATTAACTTTGATTCGTCAATGTCAGGACAATCTTGTATTCTTGAATATGTATCTGATGGTATGGAGGGTGGAGATAATTCATTGATTACTGTCAACAAATTATTTGAAAAATATATTTATGCCTCTATTCAATATGACATTTTAAATTCTAAATTAGGTGTACAAGAATATATTATTGCTCGTGCTCGAAAAGAAAGAAGTGCATTATTAAGAAACGCAAAAATCAGAATTAGCAATATTCACCCCGGCAGACTCTTAATGAACATGAGAGGAATGGATAAGCAAATAAAATAAAATGGCGAATTTTACAAGAAATTTTATAGCAGGTAGGATGAATAAAGTCGTTGACCAACGGCTTCTTCCTGAAGGTGAATATGTAGACGCTATGAATATCAGAATGGGTTCAACTGAAAATTCTGAAGTTGGAGTCATTGAAAATACTAAAGGTAATCTTCCCCTTACATCTTTGTCATATATTGATGGAACGCCATTAAGTAGTGAGGCAAGGTGTATTGGAGCAATTCAAGATGGTGTTAATGATACTTTGTATTGGCTTGTTCACGACCCAAATTTTCCTGTAGGTGCTACAGGTAAACTTGATTTAATAGTTTCTTACAACATCTTTTCAAATACACTTACGTATCATGTTATAAGCATAGATGATGGGGGTGGTGTAAATACTACACTTAACTTTAATCCAAGCTATTTAGTTACCGGTATTGATATTCTTAATGATTTGTTTTTCTTTACCGATGACTACAATGCTCCAAGGTTTATTAATACAGGAAGAAACTATCCAAACCCGATTGCAAACATAGACCAAGTCAGTGCTGAGTCTTTACTTGTTATAAAGAAACCACCGGTAGAATCACCGGGTGTAGAACCGTTTGTGACTAATGGTCAGGAGAACTTTTTAAATACACGATTTATTTGTTTTGCTTATAGGTATAAGTATATAGATGGAGAGTATAGTGCCACATCTCAGTGGTCCCAACCTGCATTTGTTCCAAATCCTTTTAGTTTTAGCATTGATAGCTTTTTGAATGAGGGTATGACTAATTTTTGCAACTCTGCAAGAATCACATACAACTCAGGAAGTTCTCTTGTAGTTGGTATAGACCTTCTTTTTAAGAAAGCAGATGGTAACATCATCAAAGTTATTGAGAAACTTGACAAGGCTAATTTAGGTCTTGCCAATAACACAGACTATCAGTACACATTTACAAACAGTAAAATATTTACAATCTTATCTGAGGCTGAATTATTAAGACTGTATGACAATGTGCCTCGATTTGCAAAGGCTCAAACAATAATGGGCAACAGGTTGATGTATGGAAACTATGTTGAAGGATATGACTTGCTTGATGAAAATGGTGTTCCTATAAAGTTTGAATATACAACTTCTTTGGTGTCTGAACCTATAGGAAATACAAGTATTGATGATGGACTCTCTAATGGTAACTATTCCATTAATGGAGCCGTAACTGTTACCAACGCTATAGTTACATTTGATTTAGCAGGACAAAGTTTAGTAGCAGGTTCTGCAATTAGTTTAAATGTAACCATAGAGCATTCTCAGTTTTCAGGACAAGTACCTTTTCCAACTGAAGAAACGGGTAGCATTGATTTAAGATTTTCATTCTTTTTATCAACCACATACACTTCTGTGTATGCGTTAGCTACAAGTGTAGAGTTTGCAAATGCAATTGGTGATGCAAATATTCAAACAGTTGCTAATGCGTGTAATGGTACAACTTTTACTGATGCATTTAACTGTGAAATACCAAATAACTTAGATGCATTTATTAAAAATGCGAGCGGTATTAGTGCAGTTGGTCAAGCAATAGAGATTATCACAAGTCCGGGTAGCAGTGAAATTGGATTGCAGTTTCCTGCAATGAGATATGTAGATAATTTGGTTACTCCAACACAAACATTCTATGAATACTATCAGGTTACTTTTGCTCAAGCTACTTTTCAAGAGATAGCAAACCCTCAGAGTTTACATAGCAATCGTGATTACGAGATTGGTATTGTATATATGGATGAGTTTAATAGAGCAACAACAGCTTTAGTAAGTCCTAACAATACGCAGCATATACCATGTGGATTTTCTGCATTTAAAAACTCTATTCAAGTAACTATACCACCTACTCAGTTGCCTCCGGCTTGGGCGACAAGATATAAGTTTGTAATAAAGCCTGATGAAGAGAATTACGAGACAATTTATGTAAGTATTTTCTTTGAAGACCCTTTAACAAATAATGCATATTTTTTACTTGAAGGTGAGAATGCACGCAAGATTGAGGTAGGTGATAGATTGATTGTAAAAGCTGATTCAGATGGTGCTACTACATCTTGTGTGTATGCTACTGTTCTTGAGAAATCCTCTCAGAGTTCAGACTTTATTGAGATACCAAGCGACTTAGACCCTACTGTTTTTATTCCAATTCCTGCCGGAGTTTATATGAAAATTAATCCTAACAGTTTTAATATTGTTCAGGACCAACAAGCTATTATAGCACCCGGTCCATTAAAAGAGACTGAAGGAAGAGGGGGACCTTGTCCTGTTTTATTTTATCCAATGAATACTGCAAGAACAGCAGGATTTGACCCATCAAACCCTACTTGGGAATTTTCAGATTATGATGTTCCTTCAGGTAGTCGAATACTTCTTTCTATAAAACAATGGAGAAATGGTACAGGTAGTAGATGTGAGG